GTTTTGCGTGTGGCCTCAGTCTTGAAGATAAGATTGAGCTGTTCCAACTTGACGCGCGCCGGGCGATAGCTGTTGCCGGTCATGCCAGTGGCAACGCAACCCTCTTCATCAGTCAGTCCGGCCTTGTCATGGCGCTGCAATGCCTCTAGCACCTTGACCATGTTCTTGCCAAACTTGGGCTTGATCTTGGCGGCTGACGCTGCACTGGTGGGGCTGTGGGCCTGATGCGGCGGTTCAATATCAAACAGATCTTGGATCATCGTTGTCACTTTCTTTTAGGGTTGAGTTGATAGCGTTGAGCAACACGCCACGCGCGATGGCATCGTTCTGCATTTGCTCAAGGATGTGCCGAATCCGGCGTAGTTCGATTTCTGATTCGGTTAGTCTTTTGCGTGTAAAAATTTCAAACATCAGGATCTCCAAATCTTTTGAGCGCGGTCTATAATTTCTGGTGGTAGATCTTTCCACACAAACATGTGATCCCACTGTGGATCACAAAGCTTCAACAGCTCTTCGGTTGTGTTGGCGGTGGCAAGTAGGCGTTCACGCCGCATGCAGGCTTCCCTGATGGCGGCAACCCCGGCATGAAGCTGATCCAGCTCTGGCTTAAACACGCGATAGCCAAGCCTGTTGGCGTAAACGATTGTCGGCCAGATGCCGGTGATGTGCCAATACCCGGCGATCTGCATTAGGTTTGGGAAGGTAATGTCTTTGGGCAAACTGCCAGCGCTAGGCTTGTCAGTGTGGGCTTTGGTATCCCACTTGGTCTTCAGCTCAACACCGCCCTCTTGGAAATCGCCATAACCAAGATAGGGGAGCTGCACATCATCAAAATTACCTTTGATTTTCTTTTGCCCGGTGATGCGGTTAGCGCCAGCAAACGCCTCGCGCAAACCATCAAGCGCATTGCTGCACACCAGCTCAAATTCAGTGTGTGTTGGGATGATGTCTTTTTTAGGAATAGATCCATCAGCGCCATAACGCACTGTGGTTTTGTGTTCTAACTCGCGCTTGTCTTTATCGGCATCACGCCAATCAGCGCCATGAAAGCAGTGCAGCTCATTAATAGCGTTTTTAAACGCATCAGCCGGGCTGACATCATTTACAGCAACATCAGTGCAATAGTTCTCAACGGCCCTTCCAGAGATCAATGGTGGCTTATCGCCGTTTTGTGGTTTGCCACGACTGTCTTTGTATACGCCGTGCAAATCTAGGATGCGTTGAGCTTCAGCCTTATCGCCTTTGGCCTCGCCAGCTATGACTGCCTTGGCATTCTCCAGCTCTGGCCTGACAACAGCTTTGTCAAAGAACGTAAAGCCGTCAGGCTTGCTTGGGCTTGAATGGTGATAGTAAGAGTGCCGGGCTGATTGCCTGACAAAGTCTTGTTTCTGTGGCTTAGAAAAGTTTTTAAATGACAAAGAACCGCTCCCAAGGTGTGGAACGGTTCTATCAGGCTATGACACTGAGTGTCAAGCGTTATGCTTGGAGCGCATTAATCTACGATTTTAAGGCCATCTGTTTTGCTTATATCAACAGGTTCATTCATACTTACCTGATAAAATTTTTCGTATTGCTCTTTGCGTTTTACTGACTGTGGTTGGACTAGCTTTTGATAATGTTTTTGAATAAATGGCGATTCGTAATCAACCATGACAACGGTTTCTAGTCGGCGCTGTTGGAGCAACCAAGCAATCGGCGCTGCCCATTGGATATCCAGATCGGTTAGTATTCTGTTTTCTTCTGGCACCCCGACAACATCTGTCAGCGTATAAAACTCGTTGTGGTGTTGCGGCCACAAGACGCCAGCCAGCATAACCCCGGCCTTGGTCATCACATAACATTGGTTCATTAGCGCATTTTGATCAATTTTATTGCCAGCCACAGATTCTATTTTAATCATCGTCAACGCATTGTGATATTGACGATAAGGACTACGCACATTCTGTTCTAGGTTCCAGTATATGCATGCCCAATCTTCATTATAATTTCCATGGACATGAATACCTTTTTTGAAAAAGGTCTTGTCGTTTTGGAAACGATTAATGAGCTTACAGTTTTGTGTAGCCGGGTCAGTATGCCAGACACCTAAGATTGGGATGGGTGGGCTGTTATAGGCAATCTCATGCGGTTGGCATTTAAGAATGCGCGCATAGTCGTCAACATCTTGCAGCGTCATGCTAATTTTAGAATGGATGCGGCGCGACACTGTCTCTGGCGTAACGCCCTTAGCCTCAGCGACATCCTTCTTTGACATACCAGCGATGCTGATCATTTCATCTAAATTGTTTCCCATGAACATAATGTAAGCTCCTGTAACACTTTGTGTCAAACCTGATTGTCTATACCTAATTATCTTGTCATCAACTGTCAAGCCTGATACTACAACTATCAAATAGATTGTGAGGACAGGTATGACGCTTGATCAATATCGGCAGAGCAAAGGGCTTAGTTATTCAGCGTTAGCGCGGGTTACCGGCGCTAGTCATGCGGCAGTGGCACGGCGCTGGTGTCTGCCATCAAGCCACAAGGATGCAAAGATCCCCAACCGCAAATTTATGATGCGAATCGTGAATGTGACTGATGGTGCCGTCCAGCCAACCAGCTTTTATGGCGTTGTATTTAATGACTGAGGATCAGCTCCAAGACTATGTCGTGCAGTGGCTTGACGCCTCACTGCCGGTCAATAGCGTCTTGCACCACAGCCCCAATGAAGGCACCCGGCATGTTTCTTACAAGCGCCGCTTAAAAAAGCTTGGCACCAAATGGGGCTGGCCTGATCTGGAACTGTTCATTGATGATGCCGGTTGGCTCGACAATGTAAAGCGCTTGCCGATCTTCATTGAGCTAAAGCGCCCCAAGGGCGGCAAGGTGTCCGACAATCAAAAGAAAATGCATGAAGAGCTGGGCGCGGCTGGCGCGCATCTTGTTGTGGCCAAGAAGCTGCAAGAGGTTGAGCTGTTCTTATCGCCGCTGATCAAGCTGCGTCAGACCGGGCAGGCCAATCTTGTAAAGCAGATCTGCGAGGCGGCTGGTGGTTAATCTCAGAGACATTGTGATCCCGGTCATCAGGCACCCGGATGTTGGTGTTGAGTACATGAAGGAATGCCAAGAGTGCTTGGCGCTGGGTTGCTGGGAGTGTGATTACAGCGGCCATCGTCAATTAACGGAGGAGGAAGAAATTGCTGTGTACCAAATGTTCCAGCGACACCATTGTCAAAGACAGTAGGTGGCACGACAACAACACGATCAGGCGGCGTAGGGCTTGCCTCAAGTGCGGCTATCGATTTTCCACCAGTGAAGAGCTGTTCATCCCCATGCCAATAGCCAAGGGGCCAGCTCCGTTAAAGATGAAGTTCAAGACTGAATACCGGCAAAAGTTTGTACCAAAGCCGCCGGTCAAACCGGCTGAGCTGCACCACAAGGAAGACATTGAGCCGTCATTTGCGACTGAAAATCTTAGCGATGAAGAGCTAGAGGCGATGATCTTTGAGGGAAAGCTGCATGTTGATGATTGAAGAAGCGCTCATAGAGGCCGACAGAGAGCTGTCGAGGCTGTTGGAGTTAGGATTGGGGCCATTTGCCATTGCAGAGGCTTACAGCGTCCCTGTGCGGCGATTAGCGACAGATAACCAGCTTGAGGTTGATGAAACCCACCAGTCATTGCCGGAATACCTCAAAGGAAGCCCCGGCATCCTGACATGGGATTATTTGCGGTCAGCGCTGGCCGACAAGGTTATGGAGATTTGGATCAATGAAGAGAAAGAACAAGGTCAGGCATTTTTCACCGACAAAGGGCATGACAGAGAAATGCGTTGTATGCAGCAAAGAACATCAGATGAGCCAAGGGACATGGATTATATTGGGAACCGGGGATCTGACATGCAGCAACAACAAGTGCTGGAGAATATTGCATGACCGATCCACAAGATCTAGCGATCAGCGCATCAAAGATACTGACAAGCCGGGCAAAGAAGCTGGGGCCGTATCAGCCACTATACAAAGAACTGGCGATTAGGTGGACATTGGTGCTTGGCGTTGAGGTCACACCGGCTCAGACAGCCAGAATGCTTGTTGAGATGAAGCTGGCAAGGTGGAATGCCGGGTTTGATGAGGATCACGCAATTGATGCAGCCAACTACAGTTTCATAGCAGCGGCATTGGAAAGCGAATCGGAATGAGTTTTAAGAATTTTAAATTGGTAAATTTGCATAAGGATAAGCCTTATAAGGATAATCCTTTAATGGATAAGCCTTTAGAGGATAAGCCGAACCAATTTATTGATTTAACAGATAAGGATAATCCTCAACTCGCTTCGCTCGATTATACTGAAACCAGTAAATCATCAGATCAGGATTGTCAACAGGACAGATCAAGTGAAATACGCGACATGTTGAGTACGATCACCAAAAGGACAAATCAGAACTACGTTACAGCCGTTTCCAAAGCAAAAAATGATCCATTGCTATTTCGCAAAGACCGGGCGTTGCGGCAGTTAAGGCCAACAATGTCAGCCGATAGATTCGCAGACACACTTAAAGCAATTGCCAAGATGGATGCCACACAAGTGCTTGATTGGATCATTGAGGCAGAGCGGCACTTGGAAAGGAACCGGCATGGACATAAATGAGCTGCACACCATGTTTCTGGAAATGGCTGTTACAGAGCGTAGATTGCCACGCGCAATTAGGGTGCAGAAACAGGCATCATGGCCAGACTATCCAACAGAATGGATGGGGTATGGCTGGACGCAGCAAGGTGAGGTCAGGATAAGGCCAACCAATGAACAGATTGATAAGATGGACAAGGCACATGGCATGATCATGGCAATGGATCAGGACACAAGGCGGCTCATCATGGCTGTGGCACATAGTGCAGTGGGAAGGGATCGTGGCCCAAGGTGGAGCAAACTGGCTCACATACTAGGGCTGAATGATCCAAGGATTGTGAAGCGCAACTACAGAGATGCGCTGACAAGGATGTATTATCGATCCATTTCGTATTCTTCAGCATCTTTGTAACTATTATAATCATCCTCCAATGCGTCTAAACAATTGTGTGCATAAGAAGCGCCCATTGATTTGACATAATCACGCACTGTTTCGTCAGGTTGCTTAACATACCTGATCATTTCAATTTGATCGTCAGTGAGAACGATAGTTGTTTCAATTTTGATTCTCATGGTCACTCTCCCTCTGGCGCAAGGCCAAGCAAATCGATTTTGGTTTGTGCTGAATGGTCAAAATAATCTAGGACATTTTGCCTGACCTCGCTGACATCAATGCCGTACTCAGTTGCCCAAGCTTCAGCATCCACCTCTACGGTTTGGGCTGGGATACGAATTTTCATGGTCACTCTCCTTTACAGTGTACCAGCCATTGCATGAAGCAGAATAGCAGTGAGGTAAAGGCTGGCAAAGAATAGTGCCAGCCCGGCTAGTTCAAAGATGAAGCGAATGATGGACATTAGCTTGCCTTGATCTCTGATTCAGCCCATGTGTTGCCATTGGCAATGCTTGGCTTGTCTTTGCCGCCGATCAAGAGGTACTGCTTGCCCTCTTCTGGCTTGTTAGGCTTAGCAACAACGCCGTTGCCGATATAGATGCCAGTGTTCCAATCAGGTTTTACTTGTGGGGTTTTCATTTGATGCTCCTTTTCGTTGTGTTCTTATTTAATTAGTTATCTTGACACAATATGTCAAGGACTATGCGTAAGAAATAAAGGGTGTTGCAAATGTCGTCAAAATGTGGATGATCTATTTATCGTGCGGTTCACAACCGCTCCTCCCTAACTGGCTGGTTCTGTTAATGCAGTTCCAGCCTTTTTATTTGGACAATCATGGCACCTCGTAAGATCAATAAAACATTGATGACCGACATTGCTGACCGGCTTGGATCCGGTGAGACATTGCTTAGCATCTGTAAGGATCCGGGCATGCCGGGTTACAGGACTGTCACAAGGTCAGTGCTGAACGATGATGAGCTGTTTGAGATCTATCGTAGAGGCAGGGTGATGCAGGCTGAGTTCTATGCTGATCACATCAATGACCTTGCCATGTCACCGCTACCATCAGAGCTGGATCCAAGGATGCTCAATGCTGAGGTGCAGCGCCGTAGATTGGAAGTCGATACATTAAAGTTCACGATGGCTAAGCTACAGCCGTGGGGCTTGAGGGATAAGCGAGAGGATGCACCAGCTCAACAGAGCATTACGATTAGCTGGGAAGGTGGAGAGGTCAAGGCAGAGGAAGGACAGGGGTAAGGCTCCCTATATATCAGTGCTGTGTCTGGCCCAGCTTCGCGCGTGAAGCAGCCATCGATGCACCGCCTGATTAGAGCGGTGACCTTTGATGCTGTACCCCGCATGATTGCTGAGGAAAGAAGGGCATGCCTGATTGTTTGGGTACAGATTGGGTACGCTTTGCCTAGAATGTTGGTCAGGTTTTCGGGATATGCCTGACCCCACCCTCCGATATTTTACGGCGCCCTCATATATCAATAATCTTCCCGACTAATGGAGCCACACATTGTCTTCCAAGCTTAGTCCACAACAGACCAAAGCCCTGAAAAAGCATTCTGTCCATCACTCTGCCAAGCATATGTCCAAGATGTCTGCGGCGATGAAGCAGGGCAGTAGCTTCAGCAAGGCGCATAAGCTGGCAATGAAAGAGGTTGGCAAATAGTGCAGATCGTTATTCCATATGCACCCAGACCGCTCCAGAAAAAGCTGCATGACCAGCTTGCTGAGAAGCGCTGGGGCGTAGTTGTCTGTCACAGGCGATTTGGCAAAACCGTTATGGCGGTCAACCATTTGTTGCGCGATGCGATAATGAACGACAAGCCCAACCCACGCTATGCGTACATGGCGCCGACTTATCGGCAGGCCAAGAATGTGGCATGGGATTATTTAAAGCAATTTGCTGGCAAGATCCCCGGTGTGCGGTTTCACGAGACTGAGCTGCGTTGTGATCTGCCGACAGGGGCCAGGATCAGCCTGTTAGGCGCTGAGAACCCCGACAGCCTGCGAGGGATCTATCTAGACGGCTGTATTATGGATGAGGTCGCAGACATGCCTGAGAGCGTGTTTCCTGAGATCTTACGCCCGGCATTGTCAGACCGGCAGGGCTGGTGTGTATTCGTAGGCACACCGCGCGGAACCAACATGTTTTACGATTATTATGAGTTGGCGGCATCGAATGATGATTGGGTTGCTGCTGTTTATAAGGCCAGCGAGACAGGCATATTGCCGGAAGAAGAGCTGGAGGCTGCAAGGGTGATGATGTCACCTGACCAGTATGAGCAAGAGTTTGAGTGTAGCTGGGTGGCGAATGTACCCGGCAGCATTTACGGCAAAGAGATGCAGACCGCTTTAGAAGAGGGCCGCATTAC